CCTGTATCGCACGGAAAATCTCTTTGACAAAGTTGAAAAATGCTCTGATAGCCCCGCCGACAGAGTCTTCAACTGCCTTGAACGTTTTAGTGATCAATTCCATCTCGAGAAAATCTGCCACAGCATAAAGTACGTCTGCCATGGTATCGATAATGCTATAGAATATTTCTACCAGACCCTTCCCCGCGCCGACTATATTTTCGAATGCTGACGTTATAGCCCCGGAATTTTTGCTGACAAACGATTCTATAGCGCCAACAAATTTTGTGAACCCTTGAACCACATTGCGCAATACAGAATCCAGAGATTCAAATATTGTTATCTTCAGACCGGATAGGCCAGATTGCAGAATTGTCACGTCACCTGATAGGTTATCGAGCCGATCTGCCGCAGCCTGTGCCGCTGTGTTCGCTTCCTTTTGCTTTTCGGCGAATTGCCGAACCGCTTCTCCTCCTTTTTCAATTACCTTGAAAAACTTCGGGGCTGCCTCTTGGCCCAGCAAAGTTATTATGTCTTTCTGCTGCAACCCAGCTTTATTCAGCGTGTCAAGAATAGACGCAAACGATTGTGTTGCCGGGTTTACTTGTTCGGTTGATATTTTGTATTTCTCTAGGACTGCCTGTGCCTCAGCTGCAGGTTTGGCAAGTCTTGAGAATGCAGCATTTAGCGCTGTACCAGCAACAGATCCCTTCACGCCAGCCTCGGCCATTGCGCCCAATATACCGGTCAGATCCTGAAACGGGACACCAAATGCCGACGCTGTACCAGATACTGCTTTCAAGGCCTCATTTAAATCTTCGAACCCTTGAGGTGACGCGCCGACAGTCTGAGTTATCAGGTCAACAGCTTTTCTTGCGTCCAGACCGGAATCTTTGAAGATATTTAGCTGTATCGCTACCGTTGACGCTGCTGTTGCTAGATCAGCCCCGGTTGCAGCAGCCAAGTCCATGGCCTCAGACGTTGTGTCAATGACTCCAGCGGTTGACATGCCAGCACGGCGAAGCTCTTCCATCGCTTGCGCTGCCTCAACCGCGCTGAATGCTGTTGTCGCCCCAATCCTCTTGGCTTCATCGCTTAGGGATTTGAATTCTGCCTCTGTTGTTTTGCTTATTGATTTCACCGCCGACATTTGTTTGGTGAAATTCATCCCCTCTGTAACCACTGCCTTAAATGGGGCCGACAAAGCACTTATGGATTTTTGAAATAATTCAATCGCCTGGTTAGCTGCGATCACAGTAGCGCCAAACGATCTAAATACCGGGGTCGCTGTATCTTTGGCCGTTATGATCGCTTCTATTTTTGCCATTATTTTGTACCCTGGGAACGTTGCATTTGAGCCTGAAGTGTAGCAAACTGACCAGAAATTATCTCAAAAATTGCGGGGACGTAGTTAGGCTGGCGGTATAGCGGTTGTCCATCCGGGTAACACCACTGCGTAAATCCCGTTAGTGCTGGGTTGTGGCAGTGGTAGTATATCTGAAGCCACTGATGGGCTAATTTACCAAAATAGACTCTCGGCTGAGCAGGGGATATCCCCCGCATCAACCGAGCTAATTCTTTTTTATGTCGGTTTCATCCTCCTTAGACATTGCGCTGGCAGAAGATATCCTGTTAAAAATTTGCATCGCGAAAGACATAAAAGCCGCATATGTGACGATATCATCAACCGTAGCCTGCCTTCGCTGACCATCGATTTTGACATCAAGGCCGACCACATTCCTAGCATGTTGTGGCAGCCTTTCCTTGAGAAATTTTGAAAACCGCGGGTCACCCATTAACCTGATTCCGGCATCTTTCTTTTCGTCTTCGCCCAATGAATTCACATCAGTCCCGGCAGCGGTCTGAAAGATCGTAACCATTTCTTGATACGCCACGAATTCAAACGGCCTGATTTCTACCGTTATTCCGGTATCAACATTGCCTTCAGGTGTTTCTTCTACCAATTCAAAAGATTGCCAGTCAAGATCAACATAGTAGCTCATTTTTATCCATTTGATTCATAGGGCGCCATTGAAGCGCGCCCAATAGTTAAACGAAAAGCGCTTGCGTATTAACAAGCGTTACGGCCATAGCGGTTGCACTGCCGGTGTGATACATAGCGCCTGCCGTAAAACTGGCCTCAATCAGCCCAGGACCGCCGATAGACGCTTCAAACGATTTGAACCGCAATGCCGGAAAATCAAATGTCAGCGCATTCGGTGTCTGAGACCCAGCGAAATGGATCTTGAACGGGTACTCGGTTTGGGCCAAGAACGCGTCAAAATAGCTGTGCGACTGGAAAAGCATTGAGCCGGTTAGCTCAATTACCTGCTGCGCCGTGCGCTTAATTTTGCGAGGCACTGCTGTATTCTGTAGCGTGTATCTTGCTTCCAGGTTGTTGTTTACTGTGATTGTCAAATCGTTCAGGTCAACAATTGCGGCACTATTGAAAGACCCGCTAAACTGGTCCCATTTGAACGGTTTTGCCGCTGGGTAAGTAGGCGATCCGGCAGCCTTCCGCGTCCACCCGGCACCGATAAATCCTGCGGTAACGTTCAGCAGCTCCCCATTAGCAACATTGAACGAAAGGGTATTCCCGCACATATCAGAGAATACACCAGCCGACCCAACGTCAATATGCTGCTCGATTGTCAGTGGTGTCACTGCCGCACGATCTGAAAAATCTGACGTTGCAGGCTTAAACAAATGCGTTTGCGTATTCGTCCCGCTGGTCGTTGTCGGCGCCGCTAATGCCGACTTGAGAAACCATCCGAGTGATATCGGGCTAGCTTCCATCGTAATATCACCGCCGAACGACCAGAACCCGGAATGATATGGAGATTCAGCAAACCTTCCATACATTCCGGTTTCAATTTTTTGCTCAATACCGTACACCAACGACGCGTTAGTTACTGCTACAGCCGTCAGCGACGTAGTCAGCGACGTACCGAATGCCGACTGGCACTGGATCATCACATGACCTCTCATTCCATATCCGGACATAGTTATTTCTCCTTTTTATCCGATTTCTTGTCCGGCTTTTTGTCTGCCTTGACTAACCCATGACGCAATAACACGTCGTAATCGGCTGCATCAAGGGTTATTTTTCTTCCGGGCGAAACATCCCCAGCGATGTTATGTGACCCGGGTGGACCTAGCCAGACACAGGTTATTTTACCCATTGTAACCCCTAAGTTAGCAGTTCAGCAGTGATATTTATCTGACGCATAGCGAACAGATCCTCAAGTTCTTCGGCGTCAAATGCCGAAGCTGAAAAGCCGGTTATAATGTCAACCGTATTGTTAATCGTTCGTCTGCTGCTGCTGTGTTCGTTTATTGCCGTCATGACAGCAGTTTGCAGTTGATCAAGTTTTTGCATTGCGTTCAACTTGTTTCTGTCGCCGACCTGTATAACCAACGGGATAGTTAACGATGCCATCCATGGTTCTGTGATATTCGCACGGCGAGGTTCAAATGTCTGGTCAATACCCATATCACCTGGAACTATGCCGATCCAAGGTAGCCGGTTGATATTTGAATTCATCACTGAATACAGATCGACGTTAACTCCAGAACTGACTAGCGTTGCGTCGGATGATAGTATCGTGTAAAGCGCAGCCGTTATGCTGTTTGTAGCAATCATTTATCATCTCCTAGCGCTGCTTGAACCTTTTTCTCGTACACCGGATGAACGATATTGCGGCTTTGCTTGTCTGTCGGGAATATCTTCCGTTTCGGGATATTCTGTTTTTTCGATCCATGCTCATGCACTGAAGAATATATTCGCTTTGATTTAACCTTGCCGTATTTTTCAGTTGCCGTCAGTTCCCAGTCGCGCATCAGTGATCCGGTGTCACGCAATATTTGTGCGCCAGAGTTACTGCTTTTCTTACCCTTTCTTCGCCGCTCTAGGGTAGATTCTTTTAACGGCTTCCACTTTAGTGACCTGTCGTCATGCAACCCCCCGTCAGCTCTAAAATTACGTGATATCCATTGTCTATATGCCGTAGCTGCCGCAAGGTTTGTCGCCCTCATCCGTTGCATGCTGTCAACAGCACCTTTCATTACGCTGACAAATTTATCCATGCCTTTTAATTTCAGATCTACTTTCACGTGTCCTCGCTCCACAGATCGTCTAAAAGATCAGGGTCAACACGTTGGTAGATATCGTCACGCATATCGAATGTAGGCTTATAGTCACCGGTGCTACTGTAGGCCGTGAACAAGTTGTTATCTGATCCCTGAAGTTCTGCCCCATCATCCAGTACCATCGATGCGTTGTTCTTGTTGATTGCGTCAATTCGCGAATCAAGATCTTCCTTCAGCTCTTTACTATCTTCTATGTTGCGTGTTCTCAGCAGAATGCCAAGATATGCGAAATGAATGGATAGATCCCTGGCAGTGGCATTGTTGCTGCTGAATGGCGTTGTATAGCTTTTTGACAGCCGTTCATTAACTCGCATCCATCCATATGGCAACCAGACGTTAGCGATCTCCGACGAATTGATACCAATGGCTTCGACATTGTAGTATGCCGCGAACTGATCTACTGTGGCGTATGTCGTCATTTGAATTTTTCCGGATCGTCAACGCAATTCGCGCAAAGAGCAAACCGCCTGGTTTGCAGTTCGATTATATCTTCAATTGGGTGAAAAACAGATCCGTGAATGCACTCCCCGTCTGCGTCAACACAACATGCTGATATTCTTCCATCTACCAAAACCATCATCCATCCGAGCCCTATCCACCCGCATGTCGCCCCGACCTTATCGACTGGCCAATTTACTTTCCCGGCCCAATCATTCGCAGATATAACCGGGTTACACGCGATATAATCGAGTATACCCCGGCTTTGTAGCATTCTCGGTACTTTGGCAAGTGCCTCCTGATCCGGGACATTCAGATGAATTGATACATGCACCCGAATATTCAGCTCTGCCAAAACATCTGCAATGTCTTCCGTCATGAGCATTGCATTTGTCGATACCTGAATCTTTGTTTTTGGCAAGTACTTCCGCGCCAACCGGCAGAACAGCGTAAATTGCGGGTGAAGCAACGATTCGCCCAGGCCATGAAGCCATATTTCCTTTTGATTCAGTCTTGACGCTATATCCAATGTTCGGCTGAACGTCTGCAAATTCATAAATGATTTTTCGCGCAACTGAAGATGATTCGCGCAATAAACACAATTCAGATTGCACCGGTTCGTTAGTTCTATTTGGTGTATCCGCGATAAAATTGTTCCCATAAGTTTTTTCTCAATTACTGACGTTCCATAAATTTTCGTGATATGACCTGAGCGGCAGTGGTTTTCCCACTGGCCAACGCGCGATTTACAATTTGCTCATCTGGTTCTTGTGCTTCGTGGTGCAGCACTGCCAGTTCATCCACGGCTTTTTTTGCTGCCCCCAATAATGGCACCCATGCCGGCGCAAACGATTTTACCAGAATGCCGACAATTGCCCAGAACGGAACTTGCACCGCCGGGTCAAAGAACAATCGTACTGCGCCGTCAATCAACGTTTCCATTTCGCCTCATAATTGGTGTTTTTCGGCGTATTCTAGTCCTAGCGGATAAGCAACATACTTACCATCCAGCTTTGCCCATGACGCCCGCTCGCCCCTGGTGTCAAGGTGAAATCCTGGATCTTTCCATTGCGGGTATATCCCGACGCCTACCAGTTCGATCATGCCGGTATTGTGCAGATACCGCATTATATGGCTGTCGGCAACACGCAACGAACAGCCGACAACATGAAAGTCAACCGCCTTGCCAACATAGTGCTGAGACTGTGGACTGTGGCCCCTGGTAGCGAACCCTTTATGGATCTTGACCCAGTGCCCTGGCGGCAAATGGCCACGTATCTTTTCCATCAGAAATAGAAGCATGATATCCATCCGATCCGGATCGCCCCATGCCTCAGTCCGCTTGAAATATTCAAGCATATTCCAGATCATTTCAACCTGTCTTTTATTTGTTCTAACACCCCGATGAGATGCGCGATTAGCTCATTGTTGCGACGTAAAACCTGCGCCATTTCGTCGGCCTGTCGTTTCTGATAATCGATATGAATCTGTGATTGACGCTGTGATTCGCGAATATCAAAAACAACTTCTTTCACCCGTTTAGCGTCGTTGCAATGCGAAGTTTTGTACGATTCATAATCTGATCGCCAAGATTCCATATCGCCCCTGAATCGAAAAACGAACCACAGTATTCCAAAAACCATTCCAGCGACCGTCATCAGACCAGAGTATTCGTTCAGCAACATCAATACCTGCATCCATCACCCCCCGGGTCAAATATATTGCAAATTTGTGGCGATTGAATCTGTTTTTTCTTTCGCCAATTTTGCTATAAGCGCGTTCATATCTTCAGCGTTAACCGTTCGCCCTTCAATTACCCGCGGTGCTGCGCCATTGATATTGTCGCCAGATCCGGCCACCTCAAGGTCTACCGCGAATCGAAAATGCAGAGACTTTCCTTGCATAACAAGGTCTGCACATTCAGAAACATACGGCAGTGAATCAATAACAAGGCGTGCATTGCCGTCGTTTAGCAGACCACGCCACATTTCAATCGCTTCATTCGCTCGATCAGCCATATCGCCAGTAATATTGCCGCCGTTCTGTTCCATTTCAAATCGGTTCTTGTGGGCAAGGTCTCTGATCCATAAAAATTTAGATAGCATCCGATCAGGATTTTCTTTTCTGTCACGCACCATCAACGGCCAGTTGCGGACGAACCTATCTCGGCGTGTCTGCTCTGTTTCGTATCCGGCGTGAACAATACATGTTTCTTGAGCCGGGATAAGAAAAGTACGGCCAGCACCTTTGTTAATTTCTGTTTCCGGATGCTCGTGCACCAACCCAAAAAACTTTATCGACTTATGATTTCGAAACAGTCGACATGGTAGGTCCGTCTTCATGACCGACGGTGGTTCGGCGGTATAGTGGTGCTGGTGGATAGCGTATGAATCGAATTCATTTTCACGCAAGTACTTAAAAACCCGGTGCTGGTGCTGCCAAATTTCGTCGGCATCAATCCACAAGATCCAGTCTTTTGTAGCTCGCTCTATTGTCAAATTTCTTGCTGGACCAAAACCCATTTCCGTTGGGCTTTGTGGCAGATAGAAAATATTTGCCGAAGGTATTATGCGTTTTATAGTCCGTTCTGTTGCGCAGAGTGAATCTCCCTGGTAATCAATCCCAATGACAAATTCATCGGCTAAATACTTAACCGATCGCAGCGTCTTTGCCAGCATGTCTCCTTCTGCATCGACAATCATGCAACACGACAGCGTTTGCTTTGGTGCCTGGACTGCAAACTTGCGATCATAATTGATATCGCGAATATCGTCATATTTGTCTACCGTCCAGGACCAGACCATATTCCCAAGAATATCTTGCCGGCGGTTGTCATTATCACGGACATACAGCACTTGCAAATCCTTTTTGTGGCCGACAATGTCGAGTATATCTGCCTCCTCAAAATGGTGGACGTGTTCTATCGGAGTTGTCCGATCCTGGACATTCGCATCGTGTGGACCATGCGGTGTCGTCAGAATGATCCGCCCGCCAGGCTTTACAATCTTTTCGACTGAAGTGAGAAATTTATGATAGTCGTTGATGTGCTCAAGGACTTCGGTGCAAATCACCAGGTCAAAATCAGGTGTGGTTACGTCTTCAGGGGTTATTACAGGATAAAACCTTACATTCCCGACATTATGTTGCGCTGTGAACCGACGCGCTTCATGGATTTGTTTGTCGGATAGATCGACCCCGGTGAATTGCAGTGACTTAAATTCATTTGCCCATGCGTGAGTATTCTGCCCAACACAGCAACCATAGTCAAGAATACGGCTGCCTTCAGGCATTTTTGATAGGTAATCGGTGATAGATTTTAGTCTGGGAATTCTATTGAGAACATGTTGAAAATCTCCCAGCCTGTGGTCGTTGTTTATTTTTTGGTGGTATTCCGCCTGAGCGTTGTAGAATTCCGAGGTTTCCTTTCCGTCTGTTTTCGCATAAGACGGATACGTCTCAGATGTTCCCGGTAAATTGTCTGCTCTAAGTCCGTACTTTTCGGCCAGCTTGCCCGCCGCATGAATGTCTGAATAGTACATAAAATGCCGGTAAAGGCGTTCTTTATCGCTTGTCCTGGCCTTAAAATCATCATTGATAAGCTGTTCAAGCCCATCGACAGAAGCAGTGATCGAATACTCATGGCAGGCCCCCAATGCTTTTTTGTGAAGCTGCAACCACTTGTCTGGATTTTTCGAAATATAAGAAACAGCCTTAACCGTGTTTGCGATCACCGACCTGGAAGATCCATCATGGTCAATCCAGTATACTCCTCCATTTTGCAATGTCTCAGGTAGTGCGCCAACCCTGGTTGCTACAATTGGCGTCCCTGCCGCCTGCTGCTCCATGACGGTAATGCATGACGTTTCTTCAAACTCTGTGGGATATACATGTAGCCAGCAGTTAGCTTGGATCACTGCCAGTTCTTGTTTTGATAAGAATCCAATATTCTCAACGTTTGGCATTTCGCTACATCGTCGGTACAGGTAGCCATACTGCCCAGCCATTGCCGGGTGACTGTGGTTATAGCTGCACACCAGCAATTTTATTTCTGGATCGACTTTCGCCAACTGATCCATTACCCCATTTTCACCGACCAAATTTACCAGCCCCCTTTCCGGTCGGTGAGAATACAGAATTGTTTTTGACCGCTGCTTCCGTTCTGGATTATGTGCCGTTGGATACAGGTCCAGCCGGATGCCGTTCCTAAATACTGCTGTGTTCGATACGCCGTAAACACTTTTTACCTGTTCCGCATGCCAGTCAGACACTGCAAGAATACGGTCAACGTTCCACTGCTGTGCCATGATGCCGCCGATATAGCGCTTGAGCGCCAGGTCATGAGTCCACCAGTAGTTCAGCTTGCTGTTGTACTGCTGTGTGAATATACCCGGCGCGCGCTGCGCTATCAGCACGTCGTGCGGTATCGATCTAGCATGCGCCTGGAAATTTGACCCAAATGGCGTCTGTTCGTTTTGGTCACCGACAGGTAAATACACCACACCGTTTACTGTTTTCGGTGTGTTATCAGGTATCCGTGAAAAAACGAATGCTGAGTGACCTCTTTTTGCCATCTCTTCGGCTGCCATTAGCCCCATCGTTTCAGAACCACCAAGGCTTTCGGCAGGCTTTGTGATATTTCCTTTTTCGTCGCGCACTTCTGTTAGTGTCAGCCCATCGAATGGCATTCCATTGACATACATAAATATTTTCATAGTTTTCACACAAAAAGTGGTTGCCAATAATATGACACAATCTCATCCCATTTAACAGCGGTGTAAGCCGGTGTATGCTGGATTGTGTCTGTTTCGTTCAGAAGAAATTTATCAAACGGGATATAGTCGCCGACAGTATCGGCCAGCGCCCCGCAAAGATTTACAACCGGTTTGCATCCGCAGTATTGTGCCTTCAACGCATTCAGGCAAAACAGCTCAGCATCTGGCTTGTTCAGCGGCAAACACCAGTACTCTGCGCGCCAATATTCTTCCTCGATCTGCTCTTTCGGCAGTTCGCCTAACGCAATTATCTGGTCCTGCCGCATCAGGTGTTTTATTGTGTTTTTCAGCACTGTATCCTGGCACATTGCGTCAAAGTTACGGAAACCATAAGCAATACGAAGTTCTATTGCCGGGTAATGCAACCTCAACACCTGCCAGTTTTGCAGTAACTGCAAAAGTCCACGATCTGGGCTGCTGCAATACAGCATAGTGTTCGGATCTTTGTCGGATTTATTTCTATCAAGTGACAATGTGTCTACACCTAAAGGTATAGCACATGACTTATCAACTGGAACAAATAAATTTCGCGACTCGTGGTATCGGGAAATATTGACAAAGTAATTTATCTTATCCATCGGCCATTTTTTTTCTACCTCAGCAGACCAATGGATATTGCGATAGCAGGATAACCCCTGTAACCAAGGCAGTTTATCCTTGAACGTTATAAAAATCGTATTTGCCGGATCTTCTACCGAACACTTTTCACGCGGTTGATACCTTACCCCATGTCGCTCTGTGTTGTTGCCATCTTTTTGACTGTGATAAACATCAACCGAGTACCCGGCGCGAACCAGCGCTTCAGATAGCAGAACAACCGCCTCTTCCGACCCGCCCAAAAACCGATCGATATCGTCTGGGCACCAGCCACCAGCAACTTCATTCGTGTAAATTATGATTTTCACTTTTTCGCCTTAGGCGGTCTGCCACGACGTGTTTCTTGCTTGGTCTGGCCTGTGTTCTGTAGCGCTTCATTTTTCGCCTTCAGAATATCGATCTGCGCCAACAATATTTCGCGTTCGCATTCCAAATCGATTATCCTCTGAGCGTTTTGATCAGCGATCTCTGTCATCGCCTGCAACTCTGCCTCTAGCAGGCTGGAATCAACTGCATTTTTAACAGTGTCGATGCCAGCCGAGCTAGTAGGTTCAGGTACGCCAACAAGAGCCATAAGACTACCCCCATAAATTATGTTCAAAACTAATCAACGTCCTTTACCAACACCCCGAGGGCTTTGGACATGACTTTTTCATCCTGGTAATATCCCAGTTCGATTTCGTCGGACTTGATTTTTGGGTCAAACGGATGACGCTCGACCGACATGTTCGCCAGTCCAGGCCGATTCCAGCGGAAAGTGTAGCCGAAAGACGGCATTTCCATTGACGGGCGCTGCGGGCAATAATACAAAAGGACCTTATCGCCCCACATCTGCGTGAGCGACATCGCGATCCCTTCCTCGGAGGTATTACGATATGCCCCGCCGACGTAAAGGCCCTCAAGTTCAAGCAATTGTGCCGCTTGTTCTTTCGTCGCATTCTGGCCACCGCCGCTGACACCGGCCTTGTTAACCTTGTCGATTACCTGAGCGTTTCGCGAAAACAGCCGCCAAGCAATATCGCCAAAGACAGCACGGTTCGGGCGATACCCGGTTTGATCAGCCTGTTCGTCGATCGCGGTCCAGATATCTTCCAGCGGGCGACTATTGGCGTAATCGGTCCAGGCACTGCCAACCGTGAATTGGGTCGATACGTTGGTTGCAGTAGTCACATGCACCGAAACCCGCATTTCCCAATCCAAATAAAGCTGGTCCTGAAGGAAAAACAACCTCCCCTCTTCCACGTCGCGAACAAAAGCGGGATCAGCGTTGGCCCGATCTTCGATCGTCGTCGGGACTTTCAACGCGTAGTTTTTGCAAAAATACGATTCTGACGAAACCTGAAAACTGACCTTGTTGGCCTCAGTTCCAGGCGCTCGCAGCGTATTATTGACGCGGAACAAGTCCGCTTGGTTGTACGTTTTGATCATGTCCGATTGGTTTTGAACATTGACAATCGGGAAGATCATATCGGCAACGAATCCCATCGGGCGGTAATTCATCGCCAGGTTGGTCAGGTGCTTGTCAACATGCACCGTGCGACCCTGTAAGTATCCCATGGTTACCTCCCTAGATTCCTACATCTAGCGACGAAGTCGCATAGTGTGGCGTTGCGAAATTAACGGCAGCCCAGAACGCGGCACCGGATGCGGCGGCAGCAGAAGCACGACCGATAATCACATCACCTGACCCGGCATCGATCAGATATCCACCAGTCGTTATTTTCAGCGAACTATCAGCGGTTACACCCGCCCCAGCCTTGGCGGATACACGCCCAACAGCCTTTGCCGTCACTGTACCACCTGATGTGGCGCCATCGATAATAACACCACCGGCGACTGAGCTTGAGGCAGCGACGTTGCCAGTGCTAAAGTCAATCGCCAAACCAGCGGCTGAAGACAGGTTGGCCGCTGCCGAAACCTCGAAAACATCCGCGATATTATCGTACTGTTTCGGCGCGACGAAATTGAACATGCCATAACCAACAGCCCCGGACGCTACGGATGCCAGCGATCTGCCGACAACGTATTTCCCCTGAGTAGCGGTGATAAAATACCCGGACGTGGTGACGGTTACTTGCGCACCGGCGGCTACAGTGGCTCCAGCGGTGAACTTCATTATACCGTCCCAGCCCTGGGTCACATGCTCACCGGATTTTCCAACATACTGCAAAATACCGGTTGCGTCAGAACCGTTATTTGCCAGAATACCAGTTGCCTGATTTACAGCTTTGTAAATTGCCCCGGTCCCGGCGTTAGTGGTATCGATATCCTCGGCAGCCTTAAAAGACCACGTTCGAAAATCATTCTGAATAGCCATTAGGCCCTCCCTTCCGCGATATCAGCGGTCCATCGGTGATAATCGGCGAACAGCTTTTGGTTGCTGGCGATCACCAGTTCGAAAGCCTCGCTGTAGGTTGCATTGGTTTGCGCCCGAACTTTTGCAATTTCATTTTCGAGCAATTGATCCGGCGTCAAAGTACTTCCTTTGCCGCTTTCATCAGCGTTGGCCGCAGTTTCACCGGGTTTCATTGCGTCGGTGTATGCCACAGCAACTTTCCTCGCCAGATCAGCCGATAAATGCAGTTCGGCGGTGTCGGTGAAATTGGCCTTTTGCCCGTCCAGGTGCTTTTCGATTTCTAACAGCATCGCAGGCGGCAGTTTTCCGGCCTTGCTATCCTCGCGATACCCGGCAAGAATGGCTTCTTTTTGCTGTGCGAATTTATGCTCAATCGCCTCTTGCGCGAAAGTCTGAAGCTGTTTTTCGGCCTCGCTGAATTTCTGGTCTCTGTCTTTCAGCGAAACCTCCAATTCACCTAGGCGTTTTTTCAACGCTTCGTTTTCCTTCACAATGGCGTCTTGAGCGGCGGTTGAATCACTCATCTCTTTCCTCTCAATTTGTGTTTTTTCTAGCTTCGGTTCTGAAAACGTCAGCATTTGCTGGGTTTTGCTGGTTTCCATCGCCGGAATTATTTCTGTCAGATACGCTTGCAAATCCTGAATGGATTTAACTGCTGGAATATCTGCACCAAGTAGGGCTATGGCGGTAATATACCAACCAAAATTAGCCTCATGATTCATTTCCACGGATACCGAAGTGAAACGTTCTTTTTCAATACTTTCGAAAAGGATATCCGGCATATTTTCAAAGTCTGCCGTTATCTTGTCTTCCTTTACCGCGAAGTTTTGCGCGTAGCCTAGCGCCGGGTCGCCGTCTGTCTGACCGGCAAGAATCTGTTTTTCGCTATGCCCTAACTTCAGCGGTATTTTGTGTTTTTGTGACAGCTGGTTTGTGTTTTTGACAATTTCTTCCAAATCTTCGGCAACGAACTTCATGTAGTTCCAGGTGCCGACACCAAAGATTTCTACGCCTGATAATTTCGCCATAGTATGTGCCTCAGCATTTACCCTTTTTACCGCCTTTCTGCGTCCCAGATGGGGAACCGGTTCCTTGCCCTTTACCTTGCCCACGTCCATCTTTCTGGCCTTGACCTTTCGGCCCACGACCATTTTTATTCGGCATTGTTATTCTCCTTAGTAGACATCTTCGTGTTCATACCACTCGCCAACGTACGATATGGTATTTGCAGCTGCACCTGATACTATCAAGAAAGCGTATTGCGTCCCAGCCTTAAGAATAATTTCTCTTTCACGACTGACGATACCTTCAGCCACAGACTTTGACGGTGTGGCCCCAGCAACGCCCTTGGATTGGCTGAATATCAGCGTACCGGTATTGACCAGTACAGGCGCTAAACGCAGACTGTTTACGCTTGTGAACTCGCTATTGCGATCGTTATTAAGCGGCGTAACAACGGAACCAGCTGACGCTACGTCGTAACTCGAACCTTCGTATATGTAGAATGACGTTTTGCTTTGCCCTTCGACCTCGAAAATCAGGTGTGTTTTTCGCCCGGTCGTCGGTGTTTGAAACGTAAATAGGATTTCTTCGGTATCGTCTTTCGTATCGAACCCAGCCACATAAAAATGCCGCCCTGCATGTATTTCATGGTGCTCATAGTGCATTTGGTATTGACAATTTGACACCAGATCGTATCCAACCGGCTGAACTATTAACGCACTGTTGCTGTTCTGAATGTATCCGTTCATGTGGCCCCCTATATTGTGCCGAATCCCTTATCCGGTGATACAATCCCGGCCTTGTCTGATGGCTTCCAATCGTCAATAATCAGTATTGGTTCAAGCATTGAACGACATTGAAAATGGTTTGGCGGGGTTATTTGCGCCCATATAGGGTCGTTCTTTGCGTATTTTCGCCCGCTCAAAGATTCGCAGATATCCGAGACACGATTATCCAATACAGCGACATATTCGAAACCTTCGACGAAATCACCAAGCCCCGGGTCCATGTATGCTGATAATTGCGCCTGATTGAAAATAGAAGCTGTAGTTGTCCTCGCTATAGTTTCCAGTCTGGCCCTTTTCGGCTTGCCTGTCAATTCTGACACGTTGTCGGTGCCAATAAACGGTTCCATAACTTGGTCGAATTCGCGAATATATTCCTGTACCGACCAATCTTCTTGGATTCCTTGCAGCAGAATATTGGTCGCCGCCTTCAGCATGTCGTCGGTGATGCCTTTCGTATCCTGGAACGCACGGCCGCGAATGTAATCATTTGCTGCCTTCAGTGATAGACCTTCGGCGAAATTAGCCACCGTCCAGGTATCTACGGGCATACCATCGATCCAGACAAATTGTAGCCCTGATGCCTTTTCTTGTGATACTGCCGCCTTTATTTTTACTGCGTCGCGAATGTCCTTCGGCTGCCCAGCGACTGCGTCAACAATTACGTTTTGCGCTTCTTTCCGCCCCAGATCATACCCGGATTTAAGTTGCTTTTGGATCGTCTTGTTCAGGTTATCTTTCGTTGCCGACCTGATAACCGCCTGCAGGCGCTCAACCGCGTCAGTAGTATCTAGCCCGCTTTTTACGTCCTTGACCTGCGTTTCTAGCCCTGCCTTTAGATCTGCATAAACGTCGTCAACCGCGTCAGACAGTGCCAGAACGTAATCTTCTTCGACAGATGTCCACTTGTCGTCGAGTGCTGCAAAATCAATCCTGCTACTGAAAGGCACCGACATCGCAAGCTGGCCTGTCGCTGGCGGTATACCGCTGCACTGATGTTGGGCAAGCGCCGCGCCTGCCGGTGCTTCAATGTCGTCGTCGCTTGGTTCTTGTTCTTCCGGATCTTCGATTTCACTGCCTGGTGCCGGTTCTTCCGGTTCTTCCGGCTGGTCCTGCGGTTCTGGTGTTTCTGGTTCTTCGTCTTCGTCTTCTTCCCGATCGCCGTACATCAGCAATTCGCGGGTCCGAAGCTCATCCTCAAACGTATTTTCAACAACGCCTGACTTAACGGCGTCCATCCATAGTTTGGCAATCGCCTGTTTCTGCGCCGTTGTGTAGCCGTCCAGGCAGAATCGCGGGCACTGGTCTGTACCGTAATTCCATCGGGCCAGCTGCGCGAATACCTGTTCATTTAATGTGTCAGCCAGGCGTTCGCCTTCTTCCTGAACCGTCATCATGAATACGTCTAGCTGCGTATCGCCTAGCGCCCGGCTACCGAACCGGCTATCGTCGGTGAAGCCCATCAGATTCGGAATCAGCAGGCCTTTCGTTATCTGGCGGTCGCTGAATGCGATAGCGCTGTCGAATGCCTGCGTGTCTGCCGCCTGTTTAACATCGATCTGATATCCCATCGGGGCACGAATTGCCGACATGGTTTGCACGTTTTTGATCGCGTTCTCGAAGGCCGCCAGTTCTGCCGGGTGCATTGCTTGCGCGTTTTCGTTCGGCGTTGCCACCAGAAAACCACCGGCATGACGCTCAAGATAGATATTTCGCAGCTTTAGAATTACGTCCTTTTCCCAATATGCACGGTAAATCGACCGGAGATCGGACTCACCCCAAATCGGATCGATATCAGGGTGGTTTATGTACACCACAAATTTGTTTGGATCTAGGCGTTTTTCTTCGGTGTGCTGTTGCCGTTGAATAATCGTTTCCAGATTCCCGTATTCGTCAGCGATAAATTCAAACGTATCAAACGGTTTCGGTTTGATCGCCTTTACGATCCAACGCGGTTGACCTTCGAAATCGACAACGGAATAGACCTTTTCACAGACAGAAAAGCCGTGCATTTTTGCACGCAATATCGACCTCATCGCCTGAATAAACGTTCCGCGAAACCAATCAGACAGCATGCGTTCAAAAAAATCACGCATTTCGACTTGGATATCATCGTCATTCGGCAGCACAAACCGCCATCCCCGGCTGATTACGATATTGACGCGCAGATCGTAAGCGCTCTTGATCTGCGGGTCACGCATCATACGGGCGTATATGTCCGCACCTTTCCTGGCCACAAGATCATCCGGGTTGTACCGGCTGATATCGCCCATCAGGCCCAACAGGCCAGATCGCGCGATCCATGCCTGTTCCTGCAGGATTGATCTTGTCGGTTCTGTCGGCGACTTGAAAAATGATTTTATCCGATCGATCATTCTGCCTCAAAACAGCGATTGTTCGGCCTGATAACTTGTATATGCCGCTGATTGAATCATTATTGGCGATAGGTACTGTTCGATACCAACCCGCTCAGACAGCAGATATACAGCCTTTGCAACTGCGTCTATCCGGTCGTCGTGCGCGCCTTTCGGGAATGCCTCAGATTCGTCGTAAAACGTTTGTCCGTCGCAACGCTGGTATAGCCACCCGGTGCCATTGTGCACTGCTATATTTCCAGTCTCAGCCTTGTTTGCGAGTCTGTCAACATACGACTCTTTGCTCTTGTTTACACGGTAGGCTTGCCGCCTATAGCGGTCTAATACGCGTGATAAATACGCGCTTACCATTTTGCCAGACGCGCCACCTTCTTCTTCCCATATTTGCGTCGTCCCTGGATATCGGTATTCGTCCTGCTGCGCTGTTTGAGCGATCAGCGATTCGACCGCTGCCGGTGATCCGCGTTCAGCGACCACGTCTATTATGTAGTATGTGCCACCGTAGTATTGGCACAATGCGCCTACTGTCCAGTCAGGGTCATTCGTTTTGTTTTTCTCGGTTCCGGCTAGATCCCAGAATCGGATACGCTGTCCTTCGGACGGCAGTATATCGACCTGCCTGAACCAATCCCGGTTGATCAGGTTACCGCCACGGATATATGGTGTCTGCTGGAATAGCGCGTCCCATTCGTAGCGGTTACGCCTGAATTGTTCCAGGAATTCGACTGAGTATTGCGAAGGCCAAAGCGCTTCGCCTACTTCCCGCTTGTCTGTATAATGCCTATACGCATAGGCATTTTCGAGTATAGCCGGGTATTGGATCACGTCCCAGGATTCTGGCTCTTCTTCCAGCAGTCGGCCAGCCAGATCGTTTCTGTGCCACCTGGTCAAGATAATGATCACCACCGCGCCTTTCTGCCGCCGCGTCAAAAACGTCGATTTATACCAGTCATATATCTTGTTTTGGTACGTTTTTGATTCTGCTTCTTCGCGGTTCTTCACCGGGTCGTCTATCACACCCAGGCGGCTAAAACCCATGCCGGTAATGCCGCCACCGACACCGGCTGACCTGTAGATGCCCTTGCGACCGACCACCTCAAATATGTCGCTGTTTCGCAGCCATGTCCCGGTGGCCTGAGTGCGGATGTTTTTCGATGATAGCGTTGTATTCGGGAAGATATTGCGATACGATTCGCTGTCGATGATGCGCTGAACGTCGCGGTTGTTCTGGCTGGATAGGTCGTCGCCGTAGCTGGTGGCGATTATTGAGTCGTCTGGCCACCGGCCCAGGCAATAGGCGGGAAGGTATCTGGATATAATTTCAGACTTGCCATGACGCGGTGGAAGAAAGAACATCAGGTTTTGATTGCCTGATTCCAGCGCGATATCTATCCGATCGCAGATGGCCTCGTGGAACCACTGCAGCGAATACGCTGGATTCACCGCCAGGATGAACGACGCTAGATCATTCTTTGCTACTTCCTGACAGATCACTTCCCGCCCTTCCGGTGTTTTCGCGGCTTCGGTGATCGATGACGATTTGCCTGATTTCACGAATATCGTCTCTGCTTAGTTTAGAGAAGTCAAACTGAACCGGTATTGGACCGGCTTCGGTGCTTATTGCGTGTTCCTGTTTTTCGCGCCACTGCTTTGGTTTTCGGTTCACGAGCCAGAACTTGAGCGCCACTGCATCAGGTGGGTAGTGCCGTTTCACCACCTTTCGTTCTTTGCGTGTTGGTTTGCCATCCTTGTCAATTTGCACGGTCGTGTGTTCTTCCTCATAGTCGTATCCAAGCGCTTTTTTCAGTAGTGCATTTTCGACTTCGATGTCCACCGGAGCCTTGCCACGGGCCAAACCTTCCGCGAATTCCGGGTACTTTGCCACGTAAGTGTAAAACGCAGTCTTTTTTATTCCTAGCTTTTCAGCTATTTGTGCATCGGACAGACCTTCCCTGGCCCATCCTTCTGCTAGTGTTGGGAATGTGTCTTTGTATTTTGTTTTTTGGCCTGCGTTACTTTTCTTGCGCTGCAATTTTTTTGAACCTGTCTGAAATTATCTTTGGCACCGTTGCCTTCCAATTTATTCTGTGATGGATTCTTTTGTTTTTTGTTACCATTATCGAGCACTTGACACTGGACGGACACAGCATGACGGTGTAAAACGTTTTCAGGTATGTCCCGTGGTCTAAATAAACGTCGGTCATGCCACCTTGGTTTTGTTGCGTACTCTTTTGCTGCAATGCTACTATTGGAATGGTCAAAAATATTTTTCCTTGCCCACCAAGCAGGAAATATGTATTTACATCTTCATTTATTGTGCCAATGAATTTAAATCGCCTTTCAGTGCTTAGGAAAAAACTATTCATTGCCTTGCGGCTTCCTTTTAATCCAAACCCGCTATATTTTCCGCCTATGTGGTCACCAGTTTGTGACATTGCGGTGGATAATATATCATGCGATGCGTAAAAGTTAAATATCAGATCCCAAATAGCATCTAGATTTCTTATTGGCCTAGCTTCGTAACACTTTGTTTTGTTGTACTTGTAAACAAATGACGTATAATCGTCATCTAGCTCGATGAATTGTTTATAGCCCAGGCTTTCGGCAATATCAAACCCAGCGTTTCTGGCAAAGACTATCGTTTTTGTTTTACCGAAGTTATCCGCTTTATCTGTTTCATCAATATATCTTTGTTTATTGAATACGACCACTTCCTTTTTGTAAAGGCGTTTGTACTCTTCCGCTGTTTTGTCATAATCGTCGATGACTATGAAGATCGGCCCGGTGTAACCATGTCGTCTCAGCGTTCTGTAAGTGTAGATGCGATCTGGCCGACCGTGACTTAGGATCAAGACGCAATATTTATTCACCATAATCAATTGCTGACTGGTCAAGTATTTTATCGATCATCATTGTGTATCCTTTTGCAATTGCGTCTTCCAGATCGATTATGACGAGAGCTGAGTCTTCCATTAACGCTTGCATTTCTGGTGTTGCCCTTGAGTAGTATTGCGCTATATTTTCGTAATTGAAGACGGTATGCCGTGCGGCTGCGTGTATCAAAAACTGTTTTTCTTGTTCTGTTATCGTGTCGTTCTTTTTTATCGCCAGTATCAAGGTATCGCGTTTTGATGTGCTGCATAGTTCTTCGATAGCGATTTCTTTTTCATCTGGCTCGTATATTGGCGCTTCAATTTTGTTGGTGTAGATCGATTCTTTTTCTATTGAAATAAGTTCTGCGAGGTTTAATTCGTTGAATGCAGGATGGTCTTTCAATTCGGATATGATGTCATCCAGCCGTTCATCGAATTCGCCGGATATGTGCGGGTTGTTGAGCGTGATGTTCAGCGCTTTTTCGTCCTGGTCCGACAGATCGACGATGGTGCATTCGATTTCTGATTCGGCTGGCAGGCCAAGTGCTTCGAGGCGTTTGTGCCCGCCGACGATTGTGTTCTTGCCGTTGCGGATGTTGACGATTACGTCTTGGAGGTAGCCGTACCGGGACAGTGATTGTTCAAGCCCAGCCTTGGCTTTTGCGGATATTGTTCGCGGGTTGTATTCGGCAGGTGTGATGTCAGCAACGCGAAACACCTGCCGTTCGGCTTTTGTTGGCTTCATGTTTTATGCATACCATGATTTTTCTATTTTGTCAAGTGGTTATCGTCAAACCGGCAGGTCACGACGTGGTATCAAACTATCAGCATCAAATACGCTATGAGTATCACTGGTCTTTCGCAGTTCTTCGGCTATGTCCTGCATGCGTTTTTCGATAATCGCCAGCTTTTCATTAACCACGTCAACGACAGCCGACATAATACCTTCACACATTGCCTGCATATTTTCAGGACTGATTACCTTTTTCATATTTTCTATCGGTAGTCTTGTGCGGCCAAGAACAGCTACCCTCGCATCTGTTTCGTCGATTTTGATATCCGGCGTTTGTTTAAGCTCCCATTCATATTCTATAAAACCATCCACGCCAAATGAAGTTTCATGCCACTTTTCAGTATAAAATTTACCATTGTTGTAAGTCAACCAACTACTATCAGGATAGCTTGAGTTGATCTTCGGCCTTGCCCATGCGCCTTGCTTCATCGCCTGCATAATTTCTTGAGTGATCATTTTTCACACCTCGGGGGAATTACTGCCGTCACCTATCAACAGCTGTTGCATTCCAGATATTACGATATAATTTCGATAAGGCACTGGCGTTTTCGGTATCCCAAGATCAGATAATTCTCTTTTTACAAACTGGTAAAGATCCTTATAACCGAGTCCATTTGACATGCCCTGATCGATAAAAATTGCGGTCATGCTTTCGACATGTACCAATAGCTTGATCTGTTCAGGAGATAGGAACTCAAGGTATTTCTTTTCATACCCGTCAGAAATTTCGAAAAGCATGCACTTTATTAGTTTTGAGTACACCTGATAAATTTTATCA